GGATAGCCAGCACGCGACGATTCAGCATATAAACTGGATTGTACCCAACCTTCAGGTCACCAGTCAGCAGAATCATATCTTCAGCACTGATAGCATTAGCAGCTTCAGTTTCGCGTGCAGCATTCTGCAAATCAGCGTTGGAGATGATACCTTCAGGCTGTTTGTGACCAGAGCCAGCAATGAAGCCATTTCCTTCGCCATAAGCGAAAGCTTCAGAGGCATCCATCATGATCTCTGATTCCATATCAAAGGATGAATCCATCAACATATCCTGTGTGATGGGGATAGTCACAGACTGACGGAACGGCGTCATGGTTTCCAAACCATAAGTCTCTGTATCCTCTCCACCTTCTTCGCCTTCACCTTCATACTGAGCTGCGATGTTGGTTTTGCGGCGCGGTACTTCCAGCGTCTTACCACTTACTGTGCGGACACGGCAAACGGTACGCATCTGGTCAATCTCAGTGATATTCTTAACGATGGTATTATCCATCTCACTTATGACCAGGAAGCCACCGGTGGTATCATTATCAGTGCGAAGCATTGCTTTTTCTTCAATGTTCTCGCCAAACTGACAGAACTTATTAAGAGCCTTATATTCATCAGCCTCTTTATAGTTCTTGCCATCACCAGGACCACCACTGCGAGCCATTTCTGCTTCCATGGCATCAATGCGCTCTTTCCATTCTTCTTCACGCTTTTTGGAAGCTTCGATATCAGCCAACATCTTCTGATTCTGTTCTTCCTGCGCATCAAGTGTTTTGTTGATCTTCTCCATGACCTCAGGGTCAGGCTTGACCTTCTTTACTTCTTCCTGCAAGGCATCCACTGCCTCTTTTACTTCTTGCGGCGTAGGTGCATTCTCACTCATTTGTTTCTCCTAGAATAGTTGAAGTTAATTTTAGCAAGTATCCCACTTACTTTTGGCTTAATATCCCATTAAGCCGAATCTTTTTGCAAGTCACTGGTTATATCTTTCAATATATTCAATGACTCTGAATAACACTTTTGATCCATTTGCTGTCTTTCCAGCCCCTCTGGATCAGGGTCATTAGGTTCTTCCCTACTGACAGCAGCAAATTTGCCAGCTATCATAATTGCAAGACGATTCGAGAAAATACCACTTTCTCTCAAAACATCCTCAACTTGGCGTTCAGTCATGTTTTTCAAATCATCTTGAGTTATTCTGCGGATATCAGCGTTGCGATGCTTTTTGATAATATCCATAACTTCTTCCTCAGACTTACCAAATTCCTTGGCCACAACTGAAGCAAAAGATTTCACCGCAGTAATATTTGCAAATGGATTCATAGGCTCATCAACAATAGAGCCTTCCCAAACAGTAGCTTCTTTGATTGTGCGAATGTCCTTATCTTCATCCATTTCCCACACATCAACAGAAAAGCCAACAGAAAAATCTGATAACACTCCTTGCTTAGCCAGCAAATAAGCCTCTTTGCCTTGCTGTACTTCAAGGTTAATCTCGCCAACGCCAAAGAGGCCAGTATCATCCTCTTTAACGGTGCCAATTGGGAAGCCACCAACAGTCCTGCGGTGATGATCTTTTAATCGAACTGGACGATTGCGCGATCGCAAATCTGCCAATGATTTTGCAAATGACCCTTTAAGGAACTGGTCACGCTGCCCAAAGAAATCACCACGGTCTAAATCCCATGTGGCGATATAACCTTCAACAATACCAACTGTGACGCCGTTGCGTTGTTCTTCTTTTACTTCAACAACTTTGCCGCCTAGTTGTTTGACTTCAATATCATGAGTCATCTGACTGTCCTCTCTGGCGTCTGAAATTTATAATCTCAACTGTATCATACTGTGAAGAGCACCTACAATTAACTACTTCACTTAAAGGAGCACCCCAGTTAGTATCACCAGGGAACATCATGCTAAATCCACCTACTATATAGACTTCATTAACAGGCACTACTTGACCATCAGCAGCAACGTGAGTTTGCCTAACTCTTTCATCACCAACAGATACCCACTCCTTGGTATTCTTGGTTTCCTTCCTATCCCTGCTATTAATAGAAGGAGTTAAACCACCCAAAACTTCTGCTTCAGTAATCTTGGCCGCTTCAGCAACATTCTGGGTTTCTGTTATAACAACAGTTTCCCTTCTTGCGTTAAATTTTCTTAACAAGAGTGTTGAAGCAAATATTGCAGCAGCCACCCTAGTAAAAGGCTCATCAGCCTCATTGGCTGCTGTAATACCTTCTTCCACTGATTGCGTAATCTCCTGCTGGTTAGTTTCTGATATCAACTTTGATTGATCATCAGCTCTTGTCAAATAATATATACCCAAAGCTTCAGCAATGATATTTTCTTCTTCTTCAGTTATCGATACATCATCAGGCAGCTCTTTGGATAATATATCACTAAATTGGTCGCCAACTTCTTGGTAATGCTTCTGGAGCATAACATCCAAGTCATCACGATAATTTTGAGCATTAAGAATTACGCCAGATTCAGCATAATTCTTTCTGAACTCTCTCACTATCTGCCTATTAAGCGTGTTAAGCTTCTTGCTTAACTTACGCTCAAGACGATATTTGGCTCTGACGTCTTTTCTAGTCTTGTCCGCTGCTGTTGTCATCATCATCCTCATTATCGCGGGCCAGACTATCATCCGGTTCATTATCATCCATTAAACTAGAGTTCAATGGAATAAGAGTAGCAGGAACCATTATTTGTTCACCGCCTTCCACTGGTTCTTTACCAAGAGTCTCACGCAATTCATTGGTTGATTCAAGATTCATCTCCTTACGCAATTTCAATTCTTCATTTCTACGCTTAACCAGAGCAGTAATCTTATCAACATCATAGCTTATCCACATTTTTGATGGATCAGCGCCAAAACGCGGCATTAACAGATTTGTTAAGCCAGCAAAAATTCTATCTGCTACAGGAAGCACAGCATTATCATAAAGTGCAAGACGTGCTTCTGAATAATTATTAAATGTAGCCCTATCTATAAGGACCAAAGGCAAAGGAACCTGATACTGTTGTGCCACTGCTACTTTAGCAGTGCGCTGTAAATTCACAAAATCCATATCCTTGTTATTGACGCCCATCTCTTTAATGTCCATCTTAGGACCGGCTGTGACGCCAATGTTGCCTGCATTCGATGTCCCGCCATATTGGGCATCAACTCTTTCTTTTACCTCTTGGAACTCATCATTATTTAAATCATCCTCAAAATGAAAGACCAATGATATACGACCGCCATTATCCAGGATGCTGATATTATGCTTATTGCCCTTAATATGCTGTCTTGCTTCTGATGAAGCAGCCAGCAATGGTGATTGGCCTCTGCATAGAGAGCCATTGCGAGTTGAAAAATTGCGAATCTGTATCATCTCTCTCAGATTACCATTAAAATACCTTGCCCTTCTATTGCCCAACTTGATACGATAATCACCATTAAGATTATCACCAGACACAAGAAAAGATTGCACGTAACCATTTGAGCCTTTAACATCACTGATATCCTTTGGGCTTATTGGATTAAGCTCAAGAGGCGGTCTAGTAATGCCGCCAAGAGCCACAATAAATGATTCGCCAGTAATCAAATAATTTTTAGCCAACGCCTCAAAAAATAAGTCTTGGGTAAAAAATGGGCTTGGATTACTGATTAAGTCAAGAATGGGGTGCTTTTTAATCGTTCGATCTGGCGTCATTATGACTGGCTCGATAGAAGCAAAAGCCTCAGCAATCATATTGACTGGAATACTTACAGCAGTAGATTTCTCATAAAGAGAAATAGCGCTGGATGCTGTTTCGCCACTACCACTAGTGCCAAATATAAGAAAAGCACCAAGCTCACTGCTGGTACCAAGAGCAGCTGCTTTTACATTTGACTCCTTACTCTTACCAATTTTTATTTTCGGCCACTTCATATATGAATTGCCGTCCTTTTAAATTTTAATGCTTCAAGAGCATATCTCAAAGCATCAATGCAGTGGTTATGTTTATCTTCAAGAATAGGCAATACTTCATTGGTCACCGAATCAGTCTTATAACGATAAAGACCAAGCTCAGCAATGAGGTGTTGGCAACGCGGATGGACTACAATATTGTAGGACTTTAAGAACTCAACGCCTTCTTCAACGCTCTTTTTACCCTTCTTGGTTCCTTTTATCTTAAAGCCTCTGTGGCGCATATAACTGATAGTTTCTGGCCTAGAGCTATCAGCTGTAATAAGCCATTTCTTTGCATTAGGTACTGTAGTGAAAAGCTTTGGTAAATCATCAACTTCCACTTCGACGCCATATGCTTCATAATCAACAAAGATACAGCGCTTGTTATCATCAACCCAAGCTCTTATCAAGCATGATGGGTCTTTAAAACCAAAGTCAGCGCCTTGCCTGATAATAGCATCATCAGGCGGCGAGATATGACCATCGATTTTCCAGTTCTTAAATACTATTGATTCAAGATGCTGGAGAGCCTTCCCTTCCCAAACGTGTAAATACTTTTCATAATCATGAGCCTTATCCCATTCCATCTCCTTGCGTAAAACTTCAGGGAAGAATGGGTTGCGATCATAATTAACCATCCTACAATATAAATCATCAATTGGCGGCTTTTCATCACTGCCAATATAACGTTGATAAGTAGGATCAGTCTCAAGGTAAGGGTTAAATGTTGCGAAAATTTGGCTGCCTTCCATGCGAATGGTAGGCACCAATATATCCCATGATTCTTTTGATACAGTTTGTGCTTCTTCAACCCAACAGTATTTTACCCCTTCAATACTTTTTATTGAGTTAATGTTACGCCTCAAGCCTTTAAAAATAAAGGCAGAACCATTAACACACTCTATATAGTTACGCTGGACATTATATATATCCTGCAAATCCAATAAATAGATTTGCTCTTCAAGAAGCTTTAATACAGAGTCTGCTATTGAGGCTTGGAATTCACGAGCACAAAGAGTTAGCGCCTGCTCCTTAGCACAACGCAATAATAACCCTCTTGCTACTTGCCAACTCTTGGCAGCACCACGACCACCATACCAAGCCATATTACGGCAATAGTATGCTGGGTGGCTTTCATCAAATAGGGGCAGGAAGTCTTCTGTAACTTTGACATCAAGGTTATCATACTTAACGCCATCAAGTTCTACTATTTCAGACATAGCAAAACCAACCACAAAAGCCAACAGTATTGTGATAAACTTCTTCAATTATAAACCTTCCTGGCTGGAACAACATGCTGGCTAATGCCCTTCATCACAGAACGACCTCGGACTATAGGCGGTTAGCCTAGCCTATACTATTTTAACCTAAAAGTAAACCCCTAGTTTTACAGTATAAAAGGCCAGCATTAACTATATTCAGCAAAGAATCTTTGGTATGTTATAGTTGGCCTTTCATCATCCTCAAACTCCCAATCAATACCATCCAGTAACTCAAGAGCAATATTAACAACCTTTATTTTATATTCACTGCTCTTTATATTTAACTGGCGTTGGTTAATCCTTTTATCCATCTCATCAATCAAAAACTTGTTCTCAGAAAGAAGCTTTCTTTTGGCCTTATTATACTTATCTATATCAACCTTATTGGACATTATTGCGCTTCTTTCTTCATCCAAAACCTTCTGTAGATTTCTGCGCAACGATTCAACCAAATCAAGATCGTCAATATTATTAACGCTCTCAATAATGGCTATAAAACATGCCCTGATAATTTGCTTGGCTTCTTTTCTTGGATTCAAGTCTGATCCAATATCACCAAACTCATCATAAGCTTTTCTGCACTCTGGATCAGACAGCATTTCATAAGCAACGTTTAAGTCAATCATCTTTTGAGCATCACCACCTTCTTTATCTGGGTGATACTTTTGAGATAGTGACTTATATGCTTTCTTTATTTCTTCTTGCGTTGCTTCTTGGTCAACCCCCAATACTTCATATAGATCCATTATCCTCTCCTTTCAATTTTACCAATTCTATCAACGCTACCAATATGTGGGCCAATGTTTATCCTTATACACTCCTCTTTCTCCAAAGCAAAGCCAATAAGATCATCTCCAGTTTCCTGATCTACTTGCTCTTTAGCACCTCTGGCTGACCAGTGCCTTCCATACTTACACTTATCATCAAAGCACTCATCAACAACAGGCTGTTCTGAACAGAAAACTACCTTTTTATCATGAGTTTTAAAAGCATACATTATCAAATCCTTTGTTCATTATTCAAAAGCATAATTAACCTCAATAATCCCTAGCAACTATATTTTTATTATCTGTTTCTATATACAATCTAATCAATCTATTACAACTCCCACAGATCATAGTATCTCCAGGCTCTGGATTCTTTCCATTATTAAGCAATACATTGTGACTATGAATGGGATCACCAATTTCATAATTAATATCTTTTATTTTAAAAGCAATTCCACTACAATTAATATGCTTAACATCAACAAATCCTTCTTCTGTATTCATATCACACCTTTATAAACCTATCAGACCACTCAACAAACACTTTCTCACTTATCCTTATGAATCCCTTTTCACAACCAATATTATTGGCTGATATCAAGAACTCCCAAGGCATCTGATTCTGCCTGAATGCAACCACAGGCATTAAGTGTACCCTTTCCATATCCCAAATTTTCTCACAAGCCGTCTTGGCCTGAATCCACCAATCAACAAATGATAGTGTTTGGCAACGCTTAACCTCAAAGCCAAATGGAGAAACGATTATATCAATCCCGCCTTCTCTTGGTTGGTCAAGATTCCTACTGGCCTCAAGCTTCAAATTGGCCTTCAGCCACTGGCAAAATTCTCTCTCGCCAGCTGCACCTTTATTTCTAGCATTAACCATCGCTATCCAACGCCTCCAAATTTTCACGATAATGTAGATAATCACCCATTTTCACAATGTGATTCTTTTCATCAATTTCCAATATTTTTTCATCAAGATCACCAGCATTAACCATCATAGTTACTACTGCCTTTAAATGCCCTATTTCCTTGTGCAAATCACCCCTGTTATGATAACCATGCGACTCATAACCATGTCGAATAATCTTCATTATAGCAACAACTACTTCAGCTGCTTCTTCAGCAAGCTTAGCCAACCTTTCTGTTTCTGATGGTAGAAGGTCATTGGCTGTGTTATAATCACACTTTCCTGATTCGCACAGCCTCTTGACTATATCTACACTATCATCACTCATCTTGCCTTCAAGCAACTTTGTTAAGGCATTTGGATCAATACTAGGTTTTCTCATCATCCTCTCCTTTCTTGGTTGGCACAACTTTAAGATTTACAAGCAGATTCTTAGCAACCTTTTGGTCAACCTTTCCATCCTTGATAAGTTGTGTTAATATGAACTCTGCATTCTTAGCAGTCTTATCCTTTGTATCAATAAGTTCACTAACAACATGACCAATAAGCCAAGGCATTGTGCTTTCATAAATAAGCTTCAAGGCAGCCTCTTGCTCTTCTGATATCTCACACCCATAGTATGCCAACCTTGCCTCTTCAAAGGAGCAAGCAATTGCCATCTGTTGGAAGTAAGCCAGCCTCTGCTCTGCATCTTTGATAGCTACTTCATTTTTGACTTCGCCAAACTCTATTCGCTCCAACAATCCTGATGATTTGGCGATAGACTTAGCGAACACAGTTGGTATGGTTGGCGTTCTATACATGGTTAAATCCTATTTTGCGATTCCTATACTATAAAAGTAGTAATAAGTAAATACGTAAACCACCGCGTTTTTTGAAAAAATAGCTCCGCTGGACGGGCCGATACTTCTACTAAAAAACCAATAAAAACATACCCTTATAGTAGTATATAGATAAATAGAATTATTAGAGCTATTTTATTCAGGTTATACCGATTAGTTATAAGGGTTGGAGTTTTTATAACTTTTCGTTCTAAGGTCCGTTCGGACGTACCCCCACGGAAAATAGCTCTAATACTTCTATAACCAAGTTTTTCCTTAATAATCATAAGCTTACACCACTTTCTTAATAATCCTATAAAGTTCTATAGAGCTATATAATCCTGTTATAAGGAACCCTATTCAATATAACTAAAGGAAATATACTAGTCATCATCTTGATAATTCGGGCCGAAACCAATGTATGTAGTGCTTTTGTTGGTCGTTTCAATCAACGCGCCTTCTTTTATAAGCATATCAATGATCTGGTTAACCTTTCGCCTCACTTCGCGCAGATCGCCTCTGGCAGCCAGTTCACTCATTAACCTTGGTCTATTCTTAATTACCCTATAAACATTGGCACGCCTAGTAACATTGTAACGCTCAGCAAACTCAACATCATTCTCAGGTTGCTTAATATCCCTATTTATCAGGCCAGCAACGATCTCAACGACTGAATCTGCTAATGGATCAACCTTTTGATCAATATACTCTCTCAACACATAAACCTTACACTTAGCCCAATAGTCAAGTATGGAGAACATACACTCAACATCAATATGATCTCTAGGCTTTCGCCCCTTCATTTCATCCCATTTTTGACACACACCAAGTATAACTACATAAAGTTGCTCAGCAGATATAGCCAGCCTTTTAAGCATTTTTATTGAGTGGTCTGTTTCACTCATAGGCTTAACATTCTCAAGCATCCAATCTTGTAGCTTATCAAGATCAGAGTCAGTAGGCTTGAGAAATTTCTTTTCCAGAGACTTAGCATCAAGCTTAGCATACAGGTCAATCAGGTCATCATCCAGATCATTCTGCTTATCAGTTCTACGTTTAAATGAATCCAAAAATGGATCTTCTTCACTGGGAACAGGTATGTGCAATATCATCCTTCCAAGTAAACCAGAATCAACCATATTCTCCTTTATATAGGCTGATATAGTCTCAGGCTGAGCATAAAGCAAAACTTGTGCATTGGGATCATCAATGCCTTTAATATCACCCTCTTTACCAGCCTTGCGTTTACCACGGATAGCTCCGCCATCAACAACATCGATGATCTTGGATTCAAGGGACTTAACACTAGAGTTGCTATAAGTAGCCTGTGCCATTTGCTGGAATAGGTATGTGGCCTCAGTGTTAAGCCAGAATAGGTCTTGTTCTTGGAATGACTGTAGAAAAGCAGTGTCAGAAGAAATGCCTTCAGCGCCTGTTATCATTTTAGTAAAAGGCATTGAAAGCTTACCCTTATGAACCAGTATCTCCAATACTGATCTTATAACATTTTCTGAATTAACATCTTTGTTACCAGTAGAAGGAGCAATATTAAGAAAGGCCATATTTGGCCTCTTACCCCATTCAGTAACATAAACGCTATTCAACAAAAATGAGTGTATGCATATAACGGTTGGTACAAGCAAACACTCATCCAGAGTTCTTGGGAGTCGTTTAAAATTATCCCAAATCATTGGCCACGGTTCTGGCCAATCATGCATCAAATCCTTTGGGAATCCAGGTATCTCATTTGTGTAAATATTCCTAACAGGCTTACCAACTTTAGGAGAAAGAATATTTACATATTCATCCACCTGGTAATCAATTGTGCTGTATGCGTGCTGCCATTCGCTTTCTGATTTCTCCCACTGATCTTGGAAATGCTTAGCAAGCTCAAACATTGACTTTAAGTGAGACTTAATCAAGTATGGTGGATCACCATCTTTTAGTCTCTGTAAATGAGCAAGCACAGGGCCATGGAAATGCCTGCCATAGATTATGTCTTCATCATGCTCCTTTATCGACTTCCCATAAGTCAATCCATCAGGAGCGCTGGCATCAACATTTACTTTATCAGTAGGCTTGACTGCTTTATCAGTAGGCGGGAATGCAACTTTTATAGCTTCCCAGTCATATACATGACCGTTATTTTCAAGCAGCTTGACTAAATGAGGTGGGTCTTTCTTACAATGAAGAAAGTCAGGTATTCGCAGAAATCGGGTTACATCTTTAGCTTGTTTATCGCCGCCATAGTCATTTACTATTCGTTGCTGAACGCCATCCCATTCTTTTATCTTATCAGTTTTAGTTAGCCAATAAAAGTGGTATTTACCAGGAGATGTTTGAACAACTATGGAAGGTTTTATTGGCCACTCTGGGATTGGCTCTGATGGGCCGCCGTCAAATTCACAATAAACTGATCGTATGCTTTTTAGCATACGTTTTGTTCGTTTGCGATCTGGGTCTAATGAGCGATCAAGCTCATTTACTGTGAAATATACGCCCCAATTAAACTGTTGTCTTTCTTGTAGCTTTGGTAAAGCTTCTTCATAAGAACAGTGAAAGTGCCAAGGCGGGTTATTTTCTCTTTCATCAGCTGCAACGAATATTTGTAATCCTGGAAAATTTGATAAAAATTCCAACGCAACGTCTGACATACTTATCTCATTTTAAAATTGGTAAAGAGAGTGGCGGATTGCTCTTTACCAGTCAATCCGCCACAAATGTGATTGCGTTGCACAATCAGAGAGTAAGGACCGTATATTATACGCTAAAACGAAATTGTAGGATAGTTAGATAAAATACCTAGCCTTTACTTCATTTATATATAAGAGTAGAATATAAAGCGTTGATGAAAGAGCACATTTTTTTGAACTAACTAAGGAGTTGCCAAATGAGTGATTGTTAGTTAAGGAAAATGCTCAACTACCTGCAAAGGGTAGGATAATGTGAAACGTCACCTGTGTTATGGAAGACTGTGGAAAAGGGGTTAAAGCGAAAGTTTTAACCCCTTTTCTTTGTTTATAAAATAGGGTATAGTATAGGGGCTGTTACAATAATGTAACAATCGAAGGAGGCATACCATGAAGCAATTGCTTGCTGCGCTGGTAATGTCCATTGTGCTGATGCCGTCATATGCATTGACGGATAAAGCAGGAGTTGTTAGCGTTGATAGCATCCAGCTGGATACGCTCGTAAATTACAACTTCGACATTCCAGGTATTACCGTGGGTGCTGATACCGTTGTTGTGAGTAGCTTAGCCGATGAAAGGCCGGCAATCAACTCAGAGCGACCGCGTAAGGTATCGGCTGGGCTCAAACGTGAAAAGTTCACTGAGCCTATTTTGGATAATTTGAAAAGCATTGACGACAACATCCACGGCGACGCCGGCAACACCAGCTAATATATAGCCTGGTGTAATGGCAAAAGGGGCGGGTAGAAATACCCGCCCCTTTTCTTTGCGCGTAAAATAAGGGATAATATATAAGTATAAAGCCTTTCATAAGAGTAAGGAGAAAATCATGTCAGTTGGTAAAGCCGACACATTCAACGAGTATCAAAACATGCGCACTGGTAAGTCTGTGAAGGCGCGCAAGTTTTCCGTCGCTCGCATGAAGTTGGGTGCGGGTATTATTATCAAAACCAAGCGTTGGTTCAAAACCAAAGTTGGAGAATACTGATGGTCCAGAAAGTCAAAACAAAGAAGGTCAAAATCAAAGAAAGTTTCGGTGAATCCAGTGCATTTGCAAAGCAGTTCGTCGGGGCGCATGGCACTACTTCTGATGAATCTGAAAAGGGTGCCATTGGTAAATCCGGTGATACCATAGCTGTGAACTTTGCCAGCGGTGGTCGTCTCTATGTTGAAGGAAAGCACATGGAGGCTGTACTGAGTTCAATGTAATCCTGTGGGTGCCACTGCAGGAGCAGGCGCTGATTAAATCTGGCACATGTTTAATTAGTTTAAATGGGAATGTGCAAGTGCCCCTGCAGCTACCAGTCGAGCTGCTGGGGTGCGGGCCTTATAGGAGATGGAATGATGAGACAGATACACTTCCCATTGAAGGTGGAAATTTATTCATCGAACTATGCATCTATTACTGATGCGAATAGCAACCCAATGGCAGGGATGGAAGATATAGAGTTGGGTTGGACTGACAAAGATACAGGGAATTACGTTGATCCAGAAGAAGACCTGGAAAATTTGTGTTATTTTGTTGGTCTTATAAATTATGCTGCTGAAAATACTACAGAAGAAACTCGGCAGATGAGGATGAAGGGCGTTATGGATCAGTTAAAGAGGGGCGGGTAAAATGGAGGCAACATACAATTATGACCCTGATAAGATTCGCAGAAAGGCTGATCAAGAATGGGAGATGGCAGGTCTTGCTAGGCAAGATGGTGATCACGCTGATGCCCAAAGGCATACTAAAGAGGCACAACGTCTTGAGCAATTGTTGAGTGAGATATCATGAGATTAAAGCAATTGTTAGAAAAGGCTATTAATGCAGCATTTGATATGCCTAGTTATCTCGGCACATTGGACCTTCATGAAACTGAAATTAAAGTTAGGGTTGTGAGGAGAGATGAATCAGGTGCTGTAGAATTTGATAAAATTGTACCAGTAAGTTTTATTCATTATATGAATGGCGAAGAATTTCAAATATGTATAGAGCAGTCTGATTTGGATTCTGTTGAATTTAAACCATTTTGAGTTGACTTATTGAATGGTAGGCAGTCTGCCCTTCGATAAGTCAATTTTTGTAGTCTGACAGGCGCTACATCTCCCAGTGAATTCGCCAGCCTGTCAGTCGTGAGCACCAACTTAATCCAGGATGCTGTGGATGTTGGTGCTTGCGGCTTATAACTTTTAAAGGAGAAGGAAATGTGGTGCTTTAAATCAAGCGAAACTTACAATAATTTATATGATGTTGGCTACTGGGTTGATGGTAGTTGGCATGGAATATATAATGGGCTGGGATTAATTCATGCTGAAAGAAAAGTTAATTATCTCAATGGCGGCATTGATGATCACCTATCGAATTCATTAAGTATTTATATTGATTCGCTAATTGATGATTAGGTGATGTATGTATAAATTCAAAGTTGGTCAGCCTGTTATAATCATAGACGGCAAACTTGATTGTGGCACAGATTTATCAGGTGAAATAGGCGAAATTAAATACCAAGGCTTGCCACAATTTTTAATTCTTGTCATGATGTTTAATGGCTATACTGCACCTGATAATGAACCTGTTTATATAGTAAGCACTAAAAGCTGTGACGTTGCTTCAGTAGAATCAAATCTCAAACCCTTGCCTAGTGATCATGAACCTGCTGGTGAATCTTTTGAAGAGCTGATTGATAAGTTTAAGAAGGTTGAAGCATGAAACCAATTCTATATAAACAAAGGACAATTGAAGAAATGATTGACCCAAAATATGATAGTGTGGAAAATTATGATGCTTTGATCTCAAAGAGAGAAGTACATAATAGAGTATTCGCCATATTTGGATTGGTATTGGTTATCTTTACAGCAGCCATTATACTTTTCTGCACTACAATGGAGTTGGCTGGCGTCTAACAAGAATACTGATTATTTGATATTATCAGTAAAGCTTCAATCAGGCAGATTTACTTCTGAGTTAAAGGTACCATTGGCTGTGGATGATGAAACAAGGGATAAAATTGTTATGCAATGGATAGAGTCAATGGAAAATGCCTTGAAAATTTATAGGAGTGAAGAATGATTATTTTAAAAACATCAATAATAGTTATTGTTTGTATTACAGTTGCTTGTTTAATGATGTATGTAGAATATATTGATTCTCACCAAAAAACAAGAAGCCCATACAAAGACCTACACACTCCAGTTTTCAGATTTATCAAAAACTCATTCTTTATATTTACCCATTACTTTGGTCTGGTAATGATGGGGTGCTGGATGGGTTTTGGTTTTGCTTTTGGCGTTTGTGCATTCCTTGCAATACTCTATATGATTGGTAAATAAAAAGTTATGAAAACCAATCTTTATATATTGGATAATTATCCAAAGCAAGTAGCAGCTTGCTATATAGACAATCATGTCCAATCTTATATAGTTGATTATGCAAAAATATTATCTGCTTGCCATCATTTAAATAATCCATTTGCTTTCAAATCAAGCAACAAAAGAATTTATAGGATGTGTTTTAAAAACCATACAATAACTAAATGGGCTAGAGTTAATACATCTCATTATGAATGGCTTTTTGGATTATGGGAAGCTCTTTGTAATGAGTATGCATTCCGATTTAATAAGACACATAAAACAGAAAAAATAAAATCAGATTTAAGAAGAAAGCCACATTTGGTTCGATCTGATGAAATAAATTTCCTGCAATTCTTGCCTGATGCGTTTAAGGTTAAAAATAATGCTATACAGGCTTATCGAAACTATTATGTTGAACACTTCCACAGTCGTGCTGTGTGGACCAATAGGGGTCAACCTGATTGGTGGATTACTCATTTGCGTAATTTGGAGTCAAAATGAAAGTACAAGCCTGCATATATAAGTCAAATCAAGCTGCCCAATGGAGAGAGGGGATAGCATTTCT